TTCACTTCCTGGCCGTTCACCGTGACGTAGGCGTTTTTCTGTTCCTGTGGGGTGAGCAGCACGAGCGGCTTCTGCGGATCGCGACCAAACTCACTCACGAACACCTTGTCCACCAGCACGCGGTCGATGATGTCTTGCTTTTCGTCTGGGGTGACATCTTTGCCGCCTTTGCTTACGGACAGCGCGCGCACGCGGCGGTCGATCTCGTTGATGAACTTTCCTGCCGCATCGGGGTCGCGCTTCGGGTCGATCTTGGCTTCTTTCAGTCCAAGGTCAATGCGCTGCTGGTCAGTCATCATGCTGTCGAATTTTGGCGAGCTGGCCTTGCTGCCGGCGCTCTTGATGTCGAGCAGCTGCTCCATCTGCGCAGGCGCAATCTTCTCGCTCAGGGTCAACAAGTTGACGCTGGCGCGCACGGCGGGGTCTTCGCTCATCAACGCCTCGCGGGCTCTGATGTAGGTCGCCATGTCGGTCTTAACGCTTTCCCCTTTGGCCTCGCGGGTTGACCGTGCCAGGCGCAGGTTTTCAAACTGCGATCGCTCAGGCCCGCCCATCGCCGAGAGCAGTGCCTCGGGGATGGGTTGGCGCTGTTCAAAGCGCTGGTAAACCTGGTCGCGCGCGGCGTTCTGCGTTTCCTCGCGCACCCGGCGGTCAATGGCGCTGAGATTGTTGAGCTCGATCTGCGTTTTCTCGAGTCGCTTGGGATCGGTGATCTTGAGCAGCTCTGCTTTTTGCTGTTCAAGCGGAAGCGCGCTCACCCGCATCGCCTCCGCTTTGGCGAACTGGTTGTCGGCTTCGCCCTTGATGATGCTCTCCAGACGCGGTTGCTGGTCGGGTCGGATTTCGCCGCGTTCGATGGCCTCGTTCAGGTACACCTGGGCCTGTGCGGCGTCTTTCTCTGCAAGCTGCGCGACCACGGCGGTGTTGAACGTACCCAAGCGTGCGTTAAGTTCGGTGTCGCGCTGCTCTTTGTTCCAGTTCTTGCGAACCCCTTGTTCTTGAACCAAAGTGCGTACGCGTTGCGCCTCGCCCTCGTAGTCGCCGGTTTTCAGCGCGTTGACCGTGGCGGTGTTGATGGCCGAATTGGTGGTACTGTCAACGTACTTTTCCTTTTCGGCAAACTCGTACTTGCCGGCCTGCTCAAGCGCAATCGTTTGGCGGCGGCTGAGAGTCTGCCCGACCATTACCTGCGAGCGCCCGTCCAGGTCCTTGCCGTAAGTCTTGGCGGCTTCTTTCCACCAGGCGTCGACCGCCTTGGTGTAGCCGTCGGCGGTTTGGTTGGTGAACTTGCCCCGGTTGTCGTCTTCCCACTTGTTCCAGGCGCGGGTCAGGCCAGTGTCGACCTCGTTGGCCTTGGCCTGCGCATCACGTAGGTCGATGCGGTCAGCAACCTCGCCGACTTGCGTAAGCGCCTGGCCTATAGCACGGGCGTCGCGGGTGACATCAACGTTCTGCTGAAAACCACCCTGCAGGGCCTGCTCACGGATCTGAGGGCCGTTGTAAACGGGTACTTGTGGCATGGCTTACGCCCCTTTCCCGCTGTATCGGTACCACTTATCGGCCACCTGGCCGGCGTTGCCGAGCAACGAGCCGGCGCCAGCCATCATGGGGTTCTGTGCGCTGGCCTCAGCCCGGTAGTTCGCGCCCATGGCGCGCTTGCCCCAGGCGTCTTTCGCAGCGTTGGTGCGTGCGGTGGCAACATCGGACTGCGTGAAGAAGTCGGTCTGATCTTGCAAATCGGCGGCGGTGCCGTAGCCGAGGTCGAGGCCTTTGGCGGCCAAGTTCACGCGCTGGGCGCTCTTGATCGCCGCCCCACGGCGCTGCACTGCCTGGGCCTCCTCCTCGCCACGCTTTTGCATGTCCTGCGCTTGGATCTCGGCCATCTTGGCGTTGTTCTCGGCGGTGGCCTTAGTGACCTGGCTCTGCTGGTAGGCGCTGGTGGCCGAGAGCACGGTGCCACCAACGCTGGCGCCCAGGCTGATTGCCTGCATCGCGGTAAGCGCGGTGCCGAACGTTCCCGCGGCGCCAATGCCGCCAGCAGCGGTGCCCGCGATCAGTCCAAGGGTTACTGGCTCGCACATGTTCAGGCTCGCATTTCAAATGGGTGGAACGGCTCCCCGAGTGCGCCGAACGCCTGGGCCTCGTGCACGGTGAACCCGAGGCGACGCAGCCAGCGCACGCTGGTGGTGTTTTCGGCGTGCACGAAATTAACCAAATGCGGGAAGGCCTTTAGCATTTGGGCAATGTACTCGGGCGTTTTGCGAACAAGGATACGGGAGCTGGCATCAAGCACGGGGGTGCCGAGCATCCAGGGCGAGCCAAGACCACTCACGACAGACAACGGAGCAACGCCGAGAATGGCCGCGAGCTGCCCATCGACGAACGCCGTCCAACACAGCATGGAGCGCGCCACGCTGCGCTGGCAGGCGAGCGTCGGGTCGTTGTGCCCGTACGCGCGAACCTCTGCCTCGTCACTTGCTCGCAGGTTCTGGGCAAGTTGCTCCGCGTCACCCGGGATGGTTTGGCGGATCAAGACCTCACCCACCCGTTTGCACCTCGAGCGTCATTGACAACACAGTCAAAGGCAACGGCAGATCCTGACGGATGCACAGTGCAGCGTCCTGGTTCCAACTGGGGTCGATCGACAGCGCCAGCTCACCATCACGCAACGCGGGCGGGGAACCGTAAGGGTCGGTGACGGCGCGCGCGGGGTACTCGCGCAGGCGATCAAACGTCGGGCCAGCCTTGACGATGCTCGACTGGCTCACGCGCAAGTGCACCTTGTTGATGTTCTTAACGGTGCCTTGGCCTGCGGCCTGGGCGCCCTCGATGGCCAGGGGGAGCGTGCGCAGGTCGGCAGTAATTGGCAGCCCGATGTGCACCTTGCTGGCGGCCACGGTGAGGGTGATGCTGCCGTTGATGACTTCTTGCGGTGGCTCGACAGCCCCATCGGCCAGGATGTTTACCGTTACCCCCTCAAGGTGGTAAAGCCCACTGATGGTGGTCGTGGCTGCGCCGTCGTACGTCAGGCCGGAGTCTACGAAGAACGCATCCTCGAGCTGCGTAAATATTCGCGTGCGCAGGCGCTCGATATACCGCACCGATCGTCCGTCGATAGTGCGCCTGGCGACGGCATACAGAACATCCTCATTGCCCTCGGCCACCACACAGACCGACTCAAAGACGCCAGCGGTGTCATGCGCGTGCCAGGCGTAAACCTGTTGGTCGGGCACATAGGTCATGCCGAGCAGCACGCCGTCGTTACGCACGGCCCACAGCGTGGGCTCGGGCGCGCGCGTGTAGGCGAGTTGGGCGATGGTGTAGCCGTTGAATCGGTGCGGCGCCATGATCGAGACGTCGACCGTTCTATAAGCGTTTGATTCCCAGTTGTAGGCCAGCTCGCGGACCCGCGAGCCTTGCGCCTGCACATAAAGCACAGAACCCGAGCTCACCACCGGCTGCACGTTGTTGGCGCCGCTGTAACCTTGCGGCTTAATTGACACACTAGTGGGCGTGATGGCCGGGGCGTTGTCCGAGAAGATGCGGAACTCACCCCCAGCGGTCAGCGCGATCAGGTCGGCCAACGGCACGAGGTGGCGAATCTGGTTGTTCTGCATCGAGGCGACGCGCAGCTCCAGGCCGTCGGCATCGCGCGCGGGCAAGGAGCTCGTGAGGTTGGCCTCGGTGCCGGTGCGGGTAGCCCACACCACCTGGGGCTTCTCGTTAGTGCCTGCAAACCAGCGGCGCTGCTCGTGGTAGGTGGTAGCGGTCGGGTAGTCGTCGACACCGCCGTTGAGCGTGATGATGTCCTCGGGCGGGGACTGGCTCGTATCGGCCAGCACGTTGTCATCGACCAGCGAAAGCGCCGGGATGCTGGCGCTGCCGGTGGTGGCACTGTTGGCGGTCTTCTTGTCCGACTCGTAGGTAAACGTTGTGCTGTTGATGACCGTGACGTGCCAGGCACCGTCGAACGACGGCACGCCGGTGGCTTCGATCAAAACGTGGTCGGAGGTGATGAACCCATGTGCGCTGGAGGTCACCACGGTCACCGTGTACGCAATGCTGGTGCGCGAGATCGAGCTGATCGACACCGTGGACCCAGCCACGGGGATGACCTGGCCGACGTAGCCGTAGATCCCGCCGCGCAGTTTGTAGACGTTGTAGCGGTTGACACCGTCGACCCCGTCCCAGGTGACGGTGTTGTAGTTGCCCGCGACGGTGAGGTTGTTATCGGTGCCGCTCGGCGCGCTCGCCAAGGACTCTGTCACGCCGTCGGACTGCACGGCGGTGACCACGTATTTCTGCGGGGATTCGTTGCCGGCGGTGCCGATGGTTGGGGTGACGGTGAGCCCGGTCGGTGCGTTGGTGGGCGCGGCAAAGCTCACGTTGGTGAGCGTCCAGTTGGTGGCACCCAGGCGTCGCAACTCTCGCGCCGGGTAGCTTGGATGCACGATCGTGATCACGTCCGCGCTTTGCGTAAAGTGCAGATCGAACAGATCCGCCGCGGCGTAGGTGCTGGTCAGCGTGTAGGCCCGCGCGGCCGTGGTGCCCGAGGCGGTGGTGGCCAGGCCCCACAGGTTGGTGGTGGTAAAGGTGTCAGCGTCGACTACCGTGACTTTGTGCCAACGGCTGCCGATGTAGACCCAGTCGCCGGTGACGTAGCCGTGGGCGGCAGTGGTGTTGACGGTCGAGCCCGCAATCGAGCTGATGGCCTTGGTGGCCTCGAGCAACGTGCCACCACCAATGTGGAAGCGAATGTAAAGATTGCCGAACTCGAGCACAGCCGTCTGGCTGGCGCTGAACGAGAACGGGATAAGACGCACCGCGTTTGTGCTGTCCTTGGCCTCGTTCACAAACTCAAAGCCTGGTCGGCGCGCGGCCGGCCCGTGTGGCAGCGTGACGAAGTTGCGTGACAGCGCCAAGCCCGTTTGGAATTTAACAAGCTCAAGACGGCCCGCCAATTCCGGAGTAATCTCGCCACCCGCAAAGCTCTTTAGTAGAAGTTTAACGGCCATGCTCGACCTCGCTGAAATGGGCAGCCTTGCGGCGGTTGTCGGTGGCCAGCAGGATTTGCAGATTGGTATGAACGTGCAGGCCGCTAACCTTTTTGCCACGCAGCGGGATGACGTGATCAACCTCGCAATCAACACCCAAGGCGCGAATCTCGCGCGCTTCTTTGTAAACCGCGGCTATCGCACACCGGTCGGCCCAGAGCGGGATGTTGCGCATGCGGGACCTGCGAGCGGCTTCATTCGCGCGTTGCCGGTCAGGGTTGTCTGCTTTCCACTGTCGTGATGCCGCCCGCTGCTTTTCAGCGTTTCGCAGGTAGTAGTCCCGCTTTACTTGTTGGTTTTCCGCGCGCCACTTTTCCTGGTACGCCATGACCGCATCTCGGTTGTCCGCGTAATACGTTTTTTGCCGGGCGAGTGCCTGTTCTCGGTTTGCCGCGTAGATGGCTTTTTTGGCTACAAGCTGCTTGTCCCGGTTTGCTGCGTGCCACGCCTTATGCGCTGCGCTCGAGCACGCCTTGCACTTCGGCTGGTAGCCCTTCAGTTTTCGGCTGAACATCTCCAACGGTTTGGTCTCGTTGCACGCCGTACATGTCTTCATGTTCTGGCGACGAGTTGCGAGGCCTTGAACACGTGTTCCGTGCTGCTTGAGTTGGCGGAACTAGCTGCTGCCAGGTCGGCCATCGCCATTGCGCGTTGGCGCATGGCGTCGCCGATCTTGGTGCCCTCGTTGCCCTTGATGATGGGCCCGGCCACGTAGTGGGCCAGCGCAAAGCCAAGCGCTGCGACAAAAGTCGGCGTGAACTTGGTCGAGTCCGTTACGTCTCGGACGTACACCAGCACCGCGTCGGGCTCGTTGCTGTAAAGCACGTCGCCCTCGATGTCGAAGTTTGCGGAGTCCTGATCGTTGGGGCTGTAGTTCAGCTCGTCCTGATTGAACACGGTGAGCGTGGAGCCCGGGCGCAGCACGCGAAGGGCGCGCAGGCAATCAGACGGTCGCACGTAAGCGTAGGCCCAGGCCGTGCTCACGTTGGTGACCTCGGCCAGCGCCTGGCGTTTAAGCGAGAACGACCAGCTGCCAGGCTCGAGCAACTCGGTGCGGGCCAGGTCGTAGAAAGTGGCGCAGTGGCCGGCCTCGACACTGCCATCGGGCGGGCTGATGCTTGAGACGCGGGCCTCAGAGCCGATGTGGCTCAAGGCCATGTTGCAAATCTGAACGACTGAGGCCATGGGGTTCTCCGATGCCAGCCAGTGTAGGACCGACACCAAGCCCCACGGATACGCGCTCGTAGTCGTCGGCGTAGGCCTGCAGCTGCTGCGCCAAAGCCTACCCAATGCGAGGACGTATTAACCCCGCAAAATCATGCTGTCGCCAACTCCGTTGGCTGTGGGAACCAGTCCGGATCATAAGGCTCAACCGTGTATCCGGTAACGCCTGCCAACAGTGCTTCGTCAGGCTTTGGAAACACCCACGAGCTTTGCACTGTTTCCTGCGCTACTGACCAAGCCGTTGTGTAGCCTGCGTTTTCAACTTTAAGTCCAGTAGCTGCATTCACGCCGAAGATCGGAAAGTGCCGAGCGGCGGAATCAGTCTGTACGGCTTCTTCAGGGGTCAAGCTGTCTTTATCGACTACCTGGCCCGTGGCTACATCCAGCAAGTCAGGGGAGTTGATCGCCGCAATCATGTTGGCGTAGATCGTCTCAAGAGCCGTTTGGGCTGCTGCTTCAGTTGTGAAAATTAAATAGTCCATATTTAAACCGTAGGTGGGTTAAGTTTGTAAGGATGGGCAGCAGGGAGGTTTGCAGCGAGGCCCCACTTCCACGCTAGGTAGCCTTCGAGCTTTTGCCGGTCGTCGGTTGATAGGTTTTCATTTGCCACGACCATTTCGCCAATAAACCCGTTCAGTGGATATATCGTTGACGATAGTGCGCCAATTGTAGATGCCGTATTAGGC